CTTGTTGTCCGCCGCCGCCGCCCATATTACACCTCACAAATCCATAATTTAGGACGGAATCCGTATTGAACCGCCCTCTTACTCCATCCACGCCTATGGCTAGAGAATGTTATGTATTTAACATTAGTTGTTAATGCCATTTGTTTAATATATTTTAAAGCATTTTCAACAACGTCATAACTATTTTCTAACGAATAAGCTGCCCATAAATGCAGAGTTTCTCCTTGTGGCTGCAATACAAAGAATCCAGCATAGTGGTTGTTCTTTATCAGCACAAACAACAGGCTCTTTTGATTAAAGCAATCTGTATATACGTCCTCAAGTATCCAGTTCTCTGGACTCCTACGTTTAATCTTTTCTAAGCCAGGCTTTACACTAGCCCACCAATCCCTAATCTGATTAGGTTCTATATATTTATAATCCATTAGCCTACGATAATGTAGCCATACATTTTGTTAGATGTACTGTTAGCCCAATGACTGACAGTTGCTTGTCCTTGCTGTTGCGATGATACATACACATTACTTGTCGCTGCTGGTGCAACATAACTTACTGTAAGAATAACGCTAGGAATAGCCGGTCTAGTCGGACTTGAACTTGCTGCATAATGCTCTATCGCAACACCAACATCAGAAACACGCCACATAATCTCTACATAATCGTTAGCGTTTAATTCTGCAAAATAGTTCAACGCAGCAATAGAATGAGAAGGATCACCACTACTCTTACGAGGCTGCATACCAAATCTACTATTAGACCCTGCTACATCTGTTCCGTTCTTTCTAAACCAAATATCAGCATCTTGCGTATCGTTTGTCGTATTCTTTAACTGAATAGAGAACTGAATATTATAAATTCCATAATTCCGCACATTAATACGAGAACTGTTAGATAAATAAACTCCATTGCTATAGTCAGTCGTATTTAAAGTTACCGCATAAGCTGTCGTAGTATTAGCAGCCGTTTGATCTGTCGTATCCTGAAACGCACCGTAAGGAGCCGAATCAGCCTCAGCAGCATCCGTTACCGGAGTAAAGAATAGTAAGCTCTCGTTACCTATACGACCATCAAAAAGCGTAGTCGTTACAGCATTACCAGTCGCTAAAGTTAGTAACCCAGTATTGTTCGTCTTACCGTCCATAATCCCGCGAACTACCTCAGATACATCACGCTCAGATGCACCAAATACAGGTAACGTGCGAAATTGTACAACTCTAGTCATCGATTGCCCTGCTTAACTATCTCAACATCAACACCAACTAATGTTTTCCAGTTAGAACCAGTCGGAGTTACCTTAATCCTATGATAATCACCATTCGACCTCAGAGAACATCTATTCTCAGCATCAGCACTTACAGCCGTTCCGAATTCGATTGTCTCGTTAAGCAAGTCCCTGCTTGCGACTGCGACTGTCGCTGAGCCATTATCAACAATAGGTTTTGCCAATGTAACAACAGATCGTCCAATGTCTATATCTCCACTTACCACATACGCTGATTTAATCGCACCACTAATAACCACAATCTTTTGCTCTCTAACACCCATCGCTAGTAACTGACCACCCGCCCATAAACGAGAATCTAGCGGAATATCTAGTGCATCAATACTCGTATTATAGTTATCTACCTGCTCTAACGTAGCCGAAGGAGTGTAACCATACGAAAGATTATAAATATCTGTCGTTCCGTAACTCCACTTATTTAAATCTATCGAATAAATCAGCAAATAACGACCACCAAACGTATTTTTAAAGTTCCAAATAACTAATTTTCTAACAGGGTCAACCGTAGAGCTAACCGCATTGATTAATTGGTCTGGAATAGCGTTTTCAAAGAACCAACGATTAACCTTCTCTAACCCAATGTTCTTAACTGTCTGACCATCGCAAACATAGAAGCCATCATCAGATAAGAAATACGTTAATCCACCAAATTGAGCAATAGAACCGTTAGAAATACAGCCTAGCGTCCTAGAAATAGCGTCAAACTGGAAGAAATACGGACTTCCTGAGTAACTCATGCGGTAAACAGCACGCTCTAAGAAGATTAAACCGTACTCACCACCCGCAATTCCAGTAACGTCACCGCCATCAGGTATCAATTGCGAGTCAGATTGTGATGCTGTGCTAGGAGTCCAGTCAGTTTCATCGTTAATATCTGACCAGTAAACCCTAGACTCCTCACCACCTACGTTAGCAGCTACAACAAAGTCTCGCACTACCGTTACATACTTAGCTGTAGGAGCCGATGCAGATAGGGCTGAGACCGTCGTAGAGCCTCCTAAATCCCACGTTTGCAGTACGTTAGACCCATTAGCCATAATCAGCTTAGAACCGAACTGAGTCACGTCCCAAGCCTCTACAGAGCTATACGAAGTCTTTACCGCATCTAAACTAGCATCGCTAGAATCAAACTTATAGATCGACGTAGCACTAGCAGCAAACAACGCAGACGCTCCTGCATACTTGCCAGCAAACGCTACTAATAACGTCTCACCACTAGCGTCAGAATAATCAGCAGCCTCACGCAATGGAGCATAGCCGTTAGTAACTGGGAAACAATTAACTGCTTCCATTACTGCACCAGTAACGCCAGGCTGATCTGGCAACCATTCACCGAATACGATTTTCATTGCTTAGTCCACGTAGTAGCTTCATCAGGAACAACCGTCCACTCATAGCCAATAATGTTACCTGTCGCATCTAGCACCGCAGTAGCAATCACCGACGCTGCTCCTGTAGTCACATACGAGCCTAGTGCTGACATTGTTCCAGTAGCAGTAATAGAACCTGCACCATTAACAATAAAGCTACCTGAAGCCGTTACAGTTGCTAATCCAGTAAAAGAGGCAGAACCACGAATCTGATCTACTGGAACCGCCTCAAACGTAGCATTACCAGTAATCGACGCTGTAGCAAACTTATCCGCTAAAGCAGCCGCAGTAAATGTCGCTATACCACTAAACGACGCAGAATCACCCTCGTACTCTGCATAACCATCTACCCAATAACCAGCAACAACGTAACGATCAGGCTGACTTAAATCACCCTCACCATAGCCTTGTACCCAGTAATCGTAATCGACGTAATTAGCCATTTAATCCACTTATTTGCTCTGACGTTAATGCCTGAAAATCAGACGAAGTAACAGCATCAACCTGCACAGATTCTAGTGCTGGTATATCTACAATCTCTGGCAATGTGTACTCAACCCACCGTTCCTCAGACTGACTCCACGACCAATTTCCAGCAGGTTTAGGATCACGAATAACCCAACCCGGTGGATACCACCAGACTACCTCTTTGCCAGCAGGACACTCAGGAGCATCAGGCACTTCAATCCAGCCATCTGTGCCATCTGTCTCTGCTTTAGGGATAGAGCCATTTTTAGAATACATAAGTCACCTATTGAAGAGCGAAAGCTGCTGTTGGGGCTGTGAAGTTAGCTGTGTATCTAGCCAAACCTCGAGTAATTCGAAGATCATCTAAATAAGCGTTAATACCTTGACTTCCATCTGACGTATTTGCGCCGACACCAAAGTTAGTGGTAACAGTCCAATCATTTGTGTCTGTACCTGTAGCAACGCTTGTGCCGTTTACATATATCTTTGTCTGGTTAGTTCCAGTACCTTCTCTAACAATAGCTACATGAGTCCATGTTGAAGTAGTCAACGCTGTGTTGTATGCAAGTACGTCACCAACTCCATATTTATTAAGTGCAATTTTTGCATTGTTTATAGCAATAATAATCCCATTAGTAGCATTTGCTCCAACAACGTGATATGTACCAGCAGCCAAAGAATTAGGATATATCCAGAATTCTATTGTGTACGCTCCTGTTCCAAATGTGTATAGAGCATTACTTGGAAGTTTTAAATAATCACCAGTACCATCAAACGCCATGCTAGTAGTACCCCACTTAGCCTGTGTTGTACTTACCTGTGCATTGCCTACAGTCTCTAATACATTCTTTGCAGTAGAGTCGAAGATGCCGGAGTTGGTGTAGTTGAGGAGTAATGCAGTATTTGCGATATTTGTTAATGGTGCAGTAGGAACTACCGCCGACCTAGCAACTGTAGAAAGCCGTAAGCTGGATTGATAGCCAATATAAAAATAGTTGGGAGTGTCATTTGCGCCGATACGACCTATTCCCGCCGCTATGCTTCCTGTATAAGAAACGGAACCACCAGAAACGCCATTCACATATACCGTAAGCGTTCCGCTACTTCTGATGTATTGAACAAAGTTCCACGCATTAGGTACGGTAGAAACGGACGATGTAATGATGAATGCGTTAGCGTAAAAATATGGAGCATACCCAGCATTATCTAATCCAGTTACAAAGTTTGCGTCAGAACCTATTGCTAAAAAGTATCTATAACTTGTTGACGCTGTTGGATAGCACCAAACTTCAAGAGAGAAGTCTCCAGTTCCAATGGCAGCAATGTTTGAAGTAGTTTGAAGATAATCCCCCGTACCATCAAAATACCCACTACCACCTACTACAGCAGCATCGTATGCAGCAGTAGGAGCAAATGGGCTGAAGGCTTGGACGGATGGGTTTCCAGCTACAGTTAAAGCAAATGCGTTAGTGCTGTTATCTAAGAATCGATTGCTTTGGCAGGTAAGAATTGAAGTATTTGTAATCGCTGTTAATGGTGCTGTAGGAGGTGTAATTGTGCTATTTGATACGCCATACACATCAGAACCTTTAACTAAGCGCAGGTTTGAAATGTATCCAGTAAGGGGAACTGTGCTTCCGTCATATATTCCAATATACGTAGTTGCAGCAGCATAAGTAGTGGAGTCTGTAGCAGAACCACCATCAGTAGATGACCCATTTATCCACATTTTTGTTGAGTTTGCAGCACCTCTAGCAACAGCAACATGAAACCAAGAGTTAACAGGGGCACTTAAAGACGAAGTAATAATGTCAGCAGTTCCATACGCACGTAATACAATTTTGTCAGAGCCATTAATATGCACATAAAACCCATTGGTAACTGAAGTGTCCCAAATGGTCATCGCACCAGACGATGCTCTATATACCCAACATTCAAATGTGTATGTGCTGCTTGCTGGAGTTAAAGCAGTATTGCTTGCCAAACTAAAATAATCACCAGACCCATCAAAGTAATTACTCCACCCCGTCTGACTAAACGGAGTGAATGTTCCCTGCGTAGTATTACCATTTCTAGTAATAGTGAAGTTGTTAGTGCTAGAGTCTAAGAACGTATTGTTCTGCGCTCCGTTAGTGCTGCTAGTGTTAAGCAGTAACGTAGTCAGATTAAAGAACGCATCAACTGCTGTTGCTATCGTTGTTTTGGCAGCAACAAACATATTCATAATGCCACTCATGACACGTTTCCTGTAATAGCACAGACCGTTCCGCTAATGAACAACACCGTAGCAATACCGCGAGTTGCTAGAGTTACCGTAGCTTTATCAGCATCAGTACCAGCAATATAAGCTGTAGTAATTGTGCAGGTAATCGTAATGTTGCCACTTGTATTGTTGAAGATAGAGATTGCGTCACCTTCAGCAAACGTAGCGTCAGGAATCGTTATAGAGCCACTTGTGCCTACTTGGACATACTTACCTACATCACCCACAGCTAACGTGTAAGAGCTTGTCTTAGTACCGACAGCAGGTAGATCACGGTAGCCAATAGGGTTAGTGCCATCAACCGTACAGTTTGTTAGTGTGCCTGAACTTGGAGTACCTAACGCACCACTAGGAGCTACATAATCAGTAC